CGATCATCGTGTGCTTGTTCTGGTTTAGCTGATCGGTGTCGAGAGGGATCGCCCCACTGTAAACAATCTGACGATGCATACGGCTGCTCCTGAAAGTTGCCTAATCTGATAACTGGGTCCACGCGATTGTCCCGGCCGCTTTCGCGCCATCGACGGCTGCGAATAGGTCGGAATCAGTTACGAAACCGACGATTTGATCCAGACTCGCGTAATCAGCCCGGCTGGGCGTGTTGTAAGCACCGGTAGGCACGTTGTACCCGGCGATTAGCGGAATCCCCGAAGTGCTGGGCCGATAGGCAATGACGAAAAACTGATCATTAAGAACCAGAGACCCGTATCCGCCTGCGACGCCGTAACCGCAGATGTTTGTGTTGTAGGCACCCGTGTCCAGCGGACGTGTCGGTTCGAATATCAACGGCGCGCGCCCTGTCAACGTCACAAGTGCAGCCGTCAGACCCTTTCGTGTCGCTCTCTCGCGCAACAGATTGGCAAGGATGCGCTGCCTGAAAGGGTTATCAAGTTCAGCAGACCGCCGCGGAAGCGATGACCCGAAATAGTCGAACGAAATCAGGTCGAGAAAGCCGTCCGTAGCCGTTGCGATACGGGTCTGATTCTTGACGTACTGCAGGATCGAATAAACAAGAGCCAGCGCATTCGAGGCTCCAGCGATAACCGCATCCCTGATCGGGTTCGAATCCGCGAACCAGCGTGCAGGAACGAGGGCTATGATCCGGCCAGAGATATCCTTGGCATCCCCTATAGCCATTCTCTAGCTCACGACCGGTGTTCCGCTTTTGATCACGCTCTTCGGATCTGCGGTTATGTCTGAAGTCGCCCCGTTCAGAAGTACGCCCGTCACGTTCGTCACACCGGCTACGCCGTATGCAATGGCCGCGACCTGCGTGTAAGGCAAAGACGTGCCGAGAGGAAGCGAATTGATGAAGTTCTCAACAGCCAGCCCTACCGCCCCCACCACCGTGGCGTGGGTATATCCGGCAGCCGACGTGATGACTAATGTAGGCGTCGCCGTAATAACAATAGGAGCGAATACGGCAAACTGAACGCCTACCGCGCGCACGGCGTCAATTGCGTTAGAAACTGTGCTCAGCAGTGTCGAAGAAGGATCACCAGTTCCATTGTCCAAAACAATATAGAAAAAACCCGGCGAATACGTTCCGTTGTATTGGTAGTTTTCCGTCAGCGTATAGGTCAGACCCTGCTGCACATTGTCGATGGCGCTTCCGATGGCCGTTTTTGTGGCCTTCGAGAGCGACAGCAAATACAGAACGAAGCGAACCCGGAAAGCGGGATCTGTTTCCGCATCGATGCCATTCGTGAATGCCGAGGCGTTCGTGACTGTATCGACACCCGAGATGCCTTGGCCGATCGAGGTGATCGAATTCGCCAGCACATTGCCTTGGGTGCCTGCATTCACCGCCATCACCGGAACACTTACGCTCGCCGTGCTAATCGGGAGAACATAGCCTCCGAGCGTTGCGTTATAGGCTGCATTGGTAGTGTCTATGGTGACGAAGAAGCTTTGCGTCCCATCCGATGATTGAACCGGCGAGTTAATCAGTACAACGGCCTGCGTCGTATCAGTGAAGCGCGAGAACGTTACCTGTCCGGTCGCGGCCGTCGCTGCAAGCCGGGTCAGGCCATAATCGGCCATCCAGCTATCGAGATCGGCACCCGAGCTCGTCGCGGCCCGTGTCAGCGTCAGGATGTAGACCGCAAGGCCCTGCAACCAAAGCACGACACCGGCAACGGCTTCAAGAATTGCTCGCAGCACCGAACCAACATTCAGGTTGATCAGCTGCGATGCACCGCCCTGTACAGCCGTGACCATATTGCGGGTCAAGGTCACGAAGTCCTGAGTGCTCAGATTCGCCATCAGGTCACGGGGAAAGACAGGGTTGCGGGCTGCTGAGAGTCGGCTTCGATGTATTCAATTTCTACGAACATACCGTTTGGTATCGAACTCACCGTTATGTCAGGAGGAGGCGAACGGACCACGCTTGCCTCAAGAAACATCTGCGCCTGGATAATGCTCGTCACAGTCGCTACGTCTATGGGCTTGCCGATCATCGCCGGAAGGCCGGCACCGTAGTCGGGATGCCAGATGTAATCGCCGGGATTGGTCAGCAGGCGCCGAAGCACCATCTCCTGGCTCAACTGAACGCTGTCCGATGTCAGAAGGTCCCCGTTGGCGCTTGCCTGAAGATCGTTTCCAAAGACATGAGAGACATCCGGCACACGTCACCTAGCTGATTTCAGGAGGAGATATTGCATATGCATTTCCTGCGACTTCACCGATCTGATACGTGTCGATATGGTTGCCGAACCAATGCTGGCCATGCCCATTGACATCCCAACGGAAGGAATTCGTTGCGTGTATCTGGATATCGGCACCCGTGAGTCTCAACGTTGTATTCGCGCCAATCTCTGCCGATCCGTCATTGTGAAACTTCAACTTGCTGCTGCTCTTGTGTACGACCCAGAACTCACCTGAAGGCACAGAGAGCGGCTGGACAGTATTGCTAAAGAACTTTTGCTTCACATAGGCTGCATCCGCGCTACCTTGCTGGAAATGCACTTCCACTATGTCGCCGAGAGAAGGAGCTGCATACATGCCCCAAAGGTTTCCTACCCATTCTGAAGTCAGCGGCAGCCAACCGGTCAAAACATCCTCGGGCTGTATCCTGACTTTCACCGAATAGTGATCTGGGTCATACCCATCGACAATGCCGATACGCGTTCTGGCAAGAATCTCCATTGCGCGCAAGGCTTCCAGACGCATCTGGTTTTGAATTGGGTTCATCATTCGCTTAGCAACGCGCTGTGGTTTTTGGCACTCAGCTCCATCCGGTATCCGCCTTCGAAAGAAATCTCCCGGCGAACGGTGTCCGGGTAGTAGACCTGATCCCAGGCCGTGCCCGTTCCAACCAGCTTCACCAGACCACGCGTTTGCAGCAGGCCGTCACCCGGAAGCGATGCCTGAATAACCCGCTCGTGGCGTGTGATTTCTTCAGCCTTGCCATTGGCGAACTGATTGACCTGCACCTGATTAAGGTTAGGCGGCCAGAAATTGTATGTCTGCGGGTTAACGCTCGACTGCTTGCTCGTCTTGTTGGCCTGTGATTTCTTGACCGTCGCCTTGAAGACTTTTCCCTGAGCCTGATTCCAGCTCGCCACGTTCACGACGACATCTCTCGCCAAAGTCTGGCTTCTGCGCATCTTGATATCAACCGCATTACTGACCCGGTTTCCCTGCCCGAGATCCGACCAGAGAAGCACGTATGGATCTGATGTCAGAGCCAGTGGCGGTAGGAAGTTAAGCGTATGCCCGCTCACCCAGAGATCGAACCCCTCATGTTGAGCGAGAACAACCAGCAAATCCCAGTCACTACGTCCCTGAAGGTGCATGGCATTCAGGATCTGATAGTAGGTCCCCGTTACCTTGAAGGCTGTCTGCTGAACGTTTGGCGTCAGGCCATGATTTTGGGCGATCTGCGTTGCAATATCGCTTGCTCTTTTGTCCTGATACGTGACGGTCGTCTTCGTGTCGATCATCCGGGCGGATAGATCACGCCCGGTGAGGGTCATAGTCCGAAGGATCGGATCAACTTCCACATCATCGACCTGTCCATAAACCAGCAGCGGCAATGGCGTATCGCTCGCGAAGCCCCCGTATATTCCGAGTTCGTCACCGAACGACTTGTCCCAATAATTGATACCCAGAGCCGGAGGCAAAGCACTAATCGCTGCCGTCACCCGGAAGGTGTCAGCCGCGAAATGGCTCGTGTTGACCGTCTCAATCGCTGTAACGCCGGTCAAAGGTTGGTTTGCCAGCAGGACCTGCAGAGCAGGCGTCCTAACCCTGCTTCCTTGACCCTGAAGATCACTGATATTAGCGGACAAGAATGCCACCACCGGCATTCGCATTGAAGGACGGTATTTGCAACATGACCGTCCCTACAATCACCGGGTCGAGAAGGTTATTCGCCTGCGCTATCCTGTTCCACTGCGTCGAGTCACCGAGGTATTGCAATGCGAGATGGTAAAGATCGCCGCCCACAGCAACAACCGTGCGCATCACGATCCTCCGTTGCCGACATTGACGAACATCCGCTGAAGTGCGGGTTGAATTTGATAAAGCTGTCCCAAGTCACTGAAGGACTGGGACTGGCTTGAAAGATTGTTTGCGAGTGTCG